ACGCCGGCGATTGCCTCGGCGGCGAGCGGCGGCACCGCGTTGCCGATCCTCTCGCGCCACGCCGAGTCACTGAGCCCTTGCAGCTCGAGGTACTCCTCGGGGTCTACGAGCGATTGCAGCGCGGCTAGCTCGAGCGTCGTGAAGGGCCGGTGCCATGTCCCGTCGAGCGCGTGGATCACGCAGACGAGGCGCTCCGAGGCCTGCGGGAGCGGGCGAGGATCGGCGACGCTGTTGAAGCCGTTGTCGTGGCGTGCCACGCCGCTGACGACGTTGGAGGGCTGCGTCCACGGCACGACGCCGTAGTGGCCGCCGGTGAGGTAGCTCTCGCGCTTCGTCGCGTCGATCTTCGGGCGCGGGTCGGCGATGCTGAGCGCGCCGCCCTGTACCTGGTTGGCGCCTGTTACGGTCGCGGCGCTCTTGTCCCAGTCCACGACGCGCAGCTTGTTGCGATGGCTGTTCGGCGAGTAGCCGACGCGAGGATCGGCGAGCGCGAGACCGCCCGCAGGACCACCGGGCCCGGCGACGGCGGGCGAGGCCTCATCCCACCGCACGATGCGGTAGGTCGTGTTGTAGCGGGCGCCTTCGATGCGAGGATCCGCGACGGTATGCGGCCCACCGCCGGCGATCATCTTGGTGTTGACGGTGCCGGAGGGCTGATCCCACTTGCGCACGCCGTACTGCCCGAAGTCCTCGGACAGCTTGGGGCGCGGGTCGGCGACAGAGAAATGCCCGGAACTGGGCTGCCGCTTGCTGGTGATGGTGGCAGACGGAGCGCTCCAATTGGTGACGCCGTAGGCACCACGGAAAAGCTCCGGCACGATCAAGTAGTCGGCGAGGTTGCCGTCGACGACGCGCAGCTTCTGCAGCGAGCGCCAGTCCGAGCCGGCCTCGACGAACGCGAGGCGCACCCAGGTCTTCCAGTGCAGCGCCGGCAGCCGGTGCATGTGCCCTGCGGCCGTGAAGCCCGGCATCGGGAGGCGACCAAGGATGTCGCCGACGGCGCGCAAGGGACGCTTGACCGGCTCGTACAGGAACGGCGGCACCTTCTCACGGTGGCGCGCGACGAGCAGGAAGCGCTTGCGGGTCTGCGCGAGTCCGCCTAGCTCGCCGCAGTCGTGCGTGGTTTCCGCGACGGCGTAGCCGTAGGCGGCGAGCAGCTGCACGATCTGATCGAGCAGGGGCCGGCCACGGTTGGCGATGCGCGGCACGTTCTCCAGCAGGTAGAACTCGGCGGGGTCGTCCTTGAACGCTTCGAGCGTGAGGAAGATGCCGCGCAGCGTGAGCCGGTTCAGGGCTTGGTACTTGTCGGTGCGGCTGCGGGTTTCCGAGAGCAGCCCGGAGAAGCCCTTGCAGGGCGGCGACAGGAAGATCACGTTGGGCGCTTCATTGCCAGCGGCACGCCGGATGTCGGCGGGCGTGGCCTCGCGCCAGTCCGGGCCCGGCTCGCGACCGTGGAAGGCGACGTACTGGGCGCGGTCGAACAGGTCGAGCAGCGTGCCCGGCACGCCGGCGAGGCGCCCGAAGTCGGCGACAGCAGCGGCGTCGTTGTCGATGCCGCCGATGCAGCGGAAGGTCGCGGTCATGCTGCCGACGGTGGCGCGGCCGCGATTGAAACCGCGCGCGCCGCCGCCCAAGCCGCAGAACAGGTGGAAGTGCTTGATTTCGGTGTTGGTCATGCGGTCTCCGATGCGAGTTGCGCGACGTCGCGTGGGTCGATGCTGAGCAGGCGCGCGATCTGCTCGTCTTCGGGCAGCATCACGCTGACGCGAGCGCGTTGCTGGATGAGGTAGATGCCGTAGGCCTCGCGGGCGCCCTTCTCCAACAGCGCCCTCGATTGCCAGTCGAGGGTGCTGTGGAAGATGGTGTGCCGCATCAAGTCCTCGACTTCGGTGAGGACTGCCGGATCGTTGGTGCCGATGGCCCCGGCGATGATGGCGGCGTAGGTCATCAGGCCGCCAGACGTCCGTACTTCACGAGGCGGGCCCGGACACCGGTCTGAGTGCGCTGGTGCGCGGCGGCGAGTTCCTGCAGCGCATTGCCAGCATCGAACGAGGCGAGCAGCTTGCGGTCTTCGTCCTCCGTCCACGGCTCGCCGGTCTTGGCGGGCAGCGCGGACTTGCGGCGCTCGACTTGCGCGGCGCGGTCTAGGGCTTCGACGGCGGCGTACAGCGCGCGCACGGTCTGCGGACGCTGGTAAGCGGACTCGGCGGGGAAGACTTCGCCGCTCTCGGGATCGACGCCGTTGGCGAGCGACCTGACGATTGCGAGGGCTTGAGCTTGTTCCATCTGGATCTCCTTGGGTAGTCGCCACCGGATTGTGGCGAGGCCAGTATAGGCTATATGCCAGCACATAGCAAATAGGAGGGCCACATGCTAGAAACCGAATGGTTCTGCGGTCGCGGCGTCGAGGATGACGAGGCGCGCACGGCTTGCGCGCGCCCGGGGCGCGTGGCGCTGACCATCCTCGTCTGCGGCCTGGGGCTCGCGCTGCTCGGGGTCATCGGAGGCTGCGCGACGGTGGCGCTGCCGCTGTGCCCGACGGCGCAGGCGCAGATCACCCATGACCGCCAGGGCAAGCCCTACGTGGCCTTTGCCATCGACCAGCTCGAGGTTCTGCAGCGCTCCATCCAGATGGAGGCGCGCGGCGAGTGCGTCGATCCCCCGCAGCCGGCACAAGGGGGGCGCGGTGCGCCCGTTTGACATCGCCTTCCGGCACGTCCTCGAAGTCGAGGGCGGCTACGTCAACGACGTCGTTGACCGTGGCGGTGCGACGCGCTACGGCGTTACCGAGAAGGTGGCCAGGGCGCACGGCTACACCGGCAACATGGAAGACCTGCCGCTGGATCTCGCCCGCGACATCTACAAGGCGCAGTACTGGGACACGCTGCGGCTCGATGAGGTAGCGCTGCTGTCCTACCCGGTGGCCGCCGAGATGTTCGACACCGGCGTCAACTGCGGGGTCGGCGTGGCCGGCAAGTTCCTGCAGCGCGCCCTGAACGCTCTGAACCACGCCGGCAGCTCCTTCGGCGATCTCGTCGTGGATGGCCTGATCGGGCCGGTGTCGGTGGCCTCGCTGCGCGTCTACATGGGGTTGCGCGGCAAGGACGGCGAGCGCGTGCTGCTGCGGGCGCTCAATGGCCTGCAGCTGGTGCGCTACCTGGAGATCGCGGAGCGCGACCAGGCGCAGGAGCGCTTCGTGTTCGGCTGGATCAGGAACCGGGTGGTCATGTGATGGGTTGGCTGCTGCGCCTGCTGCCGACCTTCGCGCCGGCGCTCAAGGTGCTGGCGAACCCCTGGGTGCTGCTGGTCGCGGTGCTGGCGGTGGCCGCGATCTACGCCGCAGGCCTCAAGACCGGCGTGGACTGGGAGCAGGGCAAGCAGGCCGAGCGTGAGCTGGCTGCGGAGCGCGCCTGGACGAAGTACCTCAACGAGTTCTTCGCCCGCCAGAGATCGAACAACGACAGGGTGGCGGCCCGATTGCTCGCCGACAGCGCGCAGCTCGAGCTCGATCGCCAAGCCTTCAGGGAGGCCCAACATGCTGCGAACCGCAAAGGCCCAGTACTCAAGCCGGTCTGCCCGGCGCAACCGGAGCGCCGCCAGGAAGCTGACGCAGGCACGCCAGCGGGGGACGAGCCGCCGGCGCCGCGTGGTGAGCCTGCTGGTCGCGTTGTGTGCGACGACGCTTGTGTCCGCCTGTGGAACGCAGCCATTGCGGTCGGACTGCCCGAGCCCGACCGTGGACGCTTCGCTGATGCGACCGCTGCCGCCTCTGGCCCCGTTGGGGACGCCGAGCTCTTTGCCAACCTCGAGGAAAACGGCGCCCGGTGCAACACCGTCCGATCCATCGCCCGGGGCTGGCAGATGAAGGCCTGCCTGGAGGGCTGGTGGCAGGGCGCGGAGTGCGAGGCGCTGGTGCCATGACCGCCTACGACCGCTTCGAGATGAAGACGGCCTCGGCGCTGCTGGCGATGATGCAGTTCTGGATGGCGCTCGTACTTGTCTTCGCCAATGGCGGGGATCCGCTGAGCCGGGCGCTGCGCCAGCACGACATCGCGGGGATCGCCGCCCTGGTGATGATCGGCCTGTCGGCGATGACCTTCATGGGGTCGGTACGGCCGATGCGGGCGCTGCGCCACTGGGGCCTCGCCGGCACATCAATCGTGGCGTGGTACCTCATCACGCTGTCTTTTCAGGAGCGAGCGCTGTTCGGCATGACAGCGGGCTGCCTGCTTCTGCTCACCACGGGCAGCTTTGTCCTGCTCGCCGTGGACGCCGTCAAAGGCGCCAGAGAGGAAAGGCATGGACCTCAGAGATCAGGTTGAGCTCGCCCTTGCGTCGATTCAGGCGTGGGTCGTCAAGTACCCGGTGCTCGGATTCGCCGCGATGGGATGGGCTGGCGGCCTGATCGCGGTCCTGCGCATGTACGAGAAGGCCGGCATCACCTTCACCTGGGCGAGCTTCGTGGCGCGCAGCTGCGTGAAGGGCGCGATGGGCGTCTTCGTCGCGCTGCTCGTCTACTTCGGCTGGTCCGCGATGGGCTGGTCGAAGGAATGGGGATGGTTCGTAGCGGGGATCGCCGGGGTCGGCGGCTCCGATGTGCTTGAGGCGCTGGTCGTCGGCCTCATCGAGTGGGGCCGCCGCAAGGCGGGCCTCGGGCAGCAGCAGAGTCCACCAGCAGGTTAATTCCGCATCCAAGCTGGCCGCAGGAAGTGGCCGGGAGGAGCAGACGTGAAGACATCGAAGAAAAGCATGGCGGCCGCGCAGCGTCAGGAGCGGTTCTGCCAGGAGTACGTCATCGACTACAACGGGGGGCGCGCATACGCGGCGTCCGGCTACAAGCCCGGCAACAGCAACGTGGCGAGGGTCGAGGCGCACCGGCTCCTAACGAATCCTAATGTCCGGGCGAGGGTCGCGGAGCTGGAGGCCGAGCACTTGGAGGCGATCGGCGTGCGGGCGCACCGCATCCTGAGGGAGCAGGCGCGCGTCGCCTTCTCAGATCCCCGGCAGCTCGTCGGCAAGGACGGCGAGGTTCTGCCGGCGGAGAAGTGGACGGACGACGCCGCGGCGGCCGTGGCCTCGGTCGAGGTCGTCGAGGACTTCATCGGCAAGGGCAAGAAGCGCCGCAAGGTCGGCCAGGTCGTGAAGGTGCGGTTCTGGAACAAGAACGAGGCCGGCGCCAACCTGATGCGGCACGCCGGGATGTTCAAGGAAGACAACGCGCAGCAGGGCGACATCATTCGCCAGTTCATGGAGGCCGTGAGTGGGCACAGTCGTGGCCTTCCCAATCGGCGTTAGCAAGAAGGCGATCGAGGAGTTCCGCGATCCGCGCTGGCGACTGCGCAACCTGTACTTCATCAAGGACGAGAACGGCAACAAGGTCAAGTTCTCGCCGAACTGGGCGCAGGAGGACTTCATCGACGAGATGTGGTTCCTCAACCTGGTGCTGAAGTCGCGCCAGCTCGGCTTCACCACGGTCATCGACCTGTTCATGCTGGACGCCACGCTGTTCAACCCGAACGTCAACGCGCGCGTGATCGCCGACAGCGACGCCAAGGCGAAGGAGATCTTCGAGGACAAGATCCGCTTCGCCTACAACAACCTGCCGGACTGGCTGCGTGAGCTAGGCCAGGAGACCGAGATCGAGTCCATGCACGCCCTGAAGTTCGCCAACGGCTCGTCGATCCGGGTCGGGACGAGCGCGCGGGGCCTGACGGAGCAGTACCTGCATGTGTCCGAGCTCGGCAAGATCAGCCTGGACTTCCCGAAGAAGGCGTTGGAGATCAAGACCGGGGCGTTCAACACCGTCCACCCCGGCAACTTCATCTTCGTTGAGAGCACCGCGAAAGGGCGCGGCGGCGTGTTCTTCGAGCTCTGCGATATGGCGGCGAAGGCCGCCCAGGCGAAGCGCGAGCTGACGACGATGTCGTGGAAGCTGCACTTCTACCCGTGGTTTGTCGATCCGCGGTGCGCGCTGACGCCGGTGGACGCCAAGAAGGTCGTCATCACCGACGAGCACAAGGAGTACTTCGCCAAGGTCGAGGCGAAGATGGACGTCGAGCTGTCGGCGGAGCAGCGGGCCTGGTACGTCATGAAAGCTCAGACGATGAGCGACAAGATGAAGGAGGAGTTTCCTTCGACGCCCGAGGAGCCCTTCGAAGTGCCGCTCGAGGGCGCCTACTACGGCCGCGAGATGGTGCGGGTGCGCGGCGAAGGCCGCTTCTGCCGGCTGCCCTGGTTGCCGGGGGAGCGCGTCAATGCGTTCCTCGACATCGGCCACAGCGACTACACCAGCATCTGGCTGCACCAGCACGTCTACCCGTGGAATCACTTCCTCGCCTACTACCAGAACAGCGGCGAGAAGGTCGCGCACTACGCGAACTGGATACGCAACGCGGCGATGGAGAAGGGCTGCGTGCTCGGCACGATCTACCTGCCGCATGACGCGGCGAGCGAGCACGCCGACACCGAGAACACCTACGAGGCGCAGATCAGGAAGCTGCTGCCCGGGGTCAACGTCCACGTCGTCGATCGCCCGAACGACAAGTTCTACGACGGCATCGAGGCGGTGCGCCGCGAGCTGCCGTCGTGCAAGTTCGACATCGAGGGCTGCGACGAGGGCGTCCGGGTGCTGGAGAACTACCGCAAGCAATGGAACGAGCTGCTTGGGGTCTGGAGGAATGAGCCGCTGCACGACTGGGCGAGCCACGGCGCGGACGGCTTCGAGCAGTTCGCGCGCGGCTTCGTCGGTGGCGCGCAGAAGGGCTTCAAACGCAGCCGCGCGCAGCGTGGCTCACATCGAACCGTCTGAAGGAGGCGTTATGGGCGTCGCATTGAGCGAGGACTTCACGAAGTACCACGGTCGCCGCGAGAAGGTGGCCAAGATCAGCGTGACCGGGGGCCGCAGCGTCACGCTCGGCCTGTCGGACACCTTGCGCTGCGCGAAGGACAGGGACGCGGCGAAGCGCACCGTGGCGAACGTGGCCGACGGCGCCCTGCGTGGGCCCGACCTGGACGAGGCCGCGGCGCAGCTGCACCAGCATTGCCGTGTGCTCTCCGGCATCCACGAAGACCCGACGACGAGGCGCGGATGAGCCAAGTCCTGACGAAGCAGCCGCCCCGGCCGGCGGTGCCTGCCGACCTGGTCGAGCACGCCGCGAACGAGATGGGCGTCCCGCCGGCGCCGCCGCAACTGCGCCGGCTCACCGTGGACCTGCGGATCGAGGCGCAGAGCGCCGACGACAGCTTCCTAGCGCCGCTCGTCGCCGAGGCGCTGCAGGAGTTCACTGAGCGCGAGCGCGCGGGCCACAGGACACCCGAGGATTCGATGCGCGGCAAGTTCGAGACCAAGGCCGGCCTCGACGTGACGTGGCGCGCGACGAACGAGTACTTCGAGAACGGGCACCGCGTTGAGCTGGTGGGCCAGGACGATGCCCGCCCGGTGCCGCTGTCTGTGGCGCAGCTCGTCGGCGACTGCCTCGTCATGGACGGTGTCCGCTACAGCCTGGTCGTCTTCAAGACGCTGGCGAACCCCGACCCGGCGAAGCGCTACCAGTTCGTCCGCCAGGGCGACACCGTGACCGTGGTGGAGAGGCCATGAAGCGCGAGGTCCTGCGGGCGCACATCGTGGAGCGCGGGCTTTACAGCTGGATCAGCAAGGCGTGGTTCGTGCGGATCTGCCCGCGAGCCAAGCCGCACATCATTCCGAGGGGAGTACAGCCATGAAGATCACAGGCAAGGTGACGAACAAGACCGAGAACGCCGAGGGGCACTCGCAGGTCAGGATCTCCGCCGAGGTCGTGCTCGGCAAGGCGGGTGCCGAGGCGACGCAGCCGGAGCGCGCCGAGATCATCGTGTCGACGCCGAGCGCGTCGGTGGTGGCCGCCTTCAAGGTCGGCCAGACGGTGAGCTTCGAGCTGTGAGGGCCGC